GCTTTCTCTTGTTCTCCAGCAATGATGTCCCTCATCTTGAATACCTCTGAATACAAAGCACCCATCTCAGGGGGTGATTGGTAAACCATGCACTCACGAATCTGAACTACCAACCTCTCCATCTCTTGCTGTGCCAAAACCCTCTTTAATGCCGCCTCCATCAAGTTAGCATTTGGGTCATAGACTGTACGAGATTTTTCTTCTTCTTGCCTGATGTGTTCATTCAATTGCTCCTGCAACCTGAAGAACTCAGTCAGATTCTTTACTATTTCTGCTTTAACCTCAGTTTCGTCAACAGCAACGTAATCAGATTTTTTAGCCCTTGCCACAGGTTGAGAAGACTTGATCTCAGGAGCAGGACTAAATAAGTTGCGTAGGAAGCCAAAGATTCCTTTAACTTCCTTGCCAATGGCAACAACATCATTAGCAGTCTTTTTGATTGAGACAAACTGCTCTTTAGCTTGTTTATAAAGGTCACAGCCAGCTTGGATGTTTTTGACCAAGCCAGCCGCAAGAAGACAAATAGAGATTGGGTCAATTTTGTATCCTTATTGAATGCCACGGGCTTTTAATTCTGCTTCGATGTCTTGCAATGTAGGCGCACCTATTTCAGTTGAAGTTTGTTGTTGAGGTTCTTGCGGTGCAGTAGTTTCCATCATTGGCCCTGCTCTTGCGCCTAAACTTGCTGCACCTTTTGATAAGGTAGCCAAAGCATTAGTAGCTTTTTGAGTCATTGTTTTAGTTGTAGCTAAATCAATCATTGCTTTGCGATATTCGGGATTAAAAATAACATCAGCAAAATCAGCAGGACTTGCTACTAAATTACGGATAAATGGAACTAATTCTTTTGCCGCCAATCTGGTTTGAGCGCCACCACCAGTAGCACCAGTAAACGCATAGGCTTCACCACCAGTCATTCCAGCCATTTGTGGGGATTCGCTAGACAAAACACGACTCATCCAATTCATTGCAAGTCTTGCATCGTTAGCATCTTTTTTATTTGGAAATAAATCAGCAAACTCACCACTTTTTTTATTCATCTCAGTTAAAGCAGTTTTGATATTAAAAGTTGGGTCTGTTGCAGCACCACCTGTTACTTGTGCTGAACTCAAAACATCATCAAATTTTGAACGTCGAATAGAGTTTAAAACCTCAGTAACTTGTGGAGTTGGGTTATTTTGCATGACATCAATCAAAAATTGTCTTTGAGAAGATGGCATTTTTTTTAAATCTGAAATAACTTTTTCAGGAACAAGATCGGTAACATTTGCTACGTCAAATGCTTTTGTCAAAGGTCTGTCAGCAAATACTTCAATGCGAGCAATGTTTTCTTTAAATTTATCTCTTGCTTCTACAAGTTTGTCAGCGCCAGCAACTTTGTTGTCAATTGCATCATCTAAAGATTTTCTAAAGCCATTTAAAACAGCTAAAGCAATACCCTTTGCCTGTCCAACAGCAACACCTTCAAAGATATTTCCCTTGCCAAAATCTGCTGTTCCAGAGTAAGCCGCTTCTCCCCATGTAGACAAATTCTTTTGAAGTCTATTTATATCGATTTTTAATGTTGATGCAGGAACAGCAGGAATTACTTGTACAGAAGCAGGTTGACCAGCCGCATTAAGAATAGTTGATGGAATATTTTGTGCAGGAGTTGCAGGAGTTACATACTCGTCAATAATCCGTTGCATTGCATTTTTTACAGGGTCTAATGCCTTTACTTCTGGAGGAATTTCACCTAATTTACTTGTAATTGCATCTACAACAGGAGATGTATCAATTAGTCCACCAGCATTTTTTGCAGCATTAAAGTCAGTTTTAGCATCAGACCTTAACTTTGAAGATAAAGATTTTCCATAGTTATTAAATGACGATACAACGGCTTGTGTAGTTTCTGTTGGAGTTAATGTTTTACCACTTGCCTTATTAAACAAGTTTGTCAAATATGATTCAAGATCGTATGCTTGTGCTTGTCTAAATTCAATAGGTTTTTGACCTGAAACTGGAGTACGTTCTATTCCTGCTTCAGTAGCTAATTGAGGTCTACTTAAACCAAGTTCTCCAGCAGTTAATCGACCAACATCAGCTAAAGATTGTGTTTCAGCAATAGATGGAAACAAACCTTCTGGCTTTGTCATTTGACCGCCAATAGTTTTTAATCCACCTTTTACAACATAAGGAGATGCACCAATTGCTAATTGAGCTAATGGGCTTTCAGGGGCAACTTGTTGACCAAGAAGTCCTGTCGTACCAGCAACACCAAATTCACCTGCCAAACCACCTATAGATGGCTTAAAAAGTCCTGGAATTCCAATAGCAGTAGATAATGCTGCAGGCGCACCAGCAGAACCAAATTCATAAGCACCACGATAACTAGGAATTGATTGAACATTAACACCAGTTAATTTATTTAATGCCTGAGCAATTCCTGTACTAGAAAAAGCATTTGGGTCTTTGCTTTCTTTTAGATAATCATATAAATTACCCCATCCACCAACCAAATCAATAACGCCTTTTGTTGAGCCTTTAAGCAAAGATGTTGTGAAGTTTTTAACTTCATCGAGAGTAGTTCCTTTGTCAAAAACAGAACCTGTGGATGTGGTTTCTCCACGTTTTTGAAGTTCTGCTTCAATGTCGGCTAATGAATATTCTGCCATGACAAACCCTTATTTTTTGTAAGTTTTTTGCAAATCCAGCAACTCTTGTGTTGTCATTTGATTCAATGGTTTTGTAGTTGTCGATATACTTCCAACAACAGGTATTGTTGGCACATAACCATTTAATGACTTGTTTTTTCTAGCATAGTCTTCCATTCTCATGGTTTCATTAACAATATCTTGATTTTTCTTTGTCATAAAATCAATTAACTGTTTACGAGCCAAGGCACTATTTTCAAGTTGCGGAACTAAACTTTGAATAAATTTACGATCTTCATTAGAAAAACCAGCACCAAGTCTTCCTCCAAGTGTAGAAAGAATTACATCGCCAGCAACTTTTTGATAATTTTCTGATGATGCTAGTTTTTCAACATCTTTACCACTTGCTAAACCTAAACTTGCAAGCAAATTTGTAGCCCCAACTCGACCAGATGCAAATGAACCACTAATCAAATCATTTTGATTCAGTTGATTTAATTGCTTTAAAGAACCTAATGCGGCAAGAGAGTTATCACGTTTGTCTCTAGCGGCGGCAACAGCTTTGGCATCAAGTTCTCCAAGACCTTTAGCAAACGCTTCTTCACCCTTAACATCTACGCCTACACGAACACTCATGGCTTTGGCGGCGGCAAGTTTGATTTCGTCATCAAATAATGATTTATTTATTTGAGCAACTTGATCTTGACTGTAATCACCATATTTTGCATTAGCGCCAAAACCCAATTCAACTGCTTTTGCAAGGAAGTTAGAAGTTGTTTTAGTTTGTTTATCAATTGGTTCAAGTTCACCTTGACCTGATTGCCACTTAGTAACGCTTTCAGGAGTATATTTACCTGATTCAAGCAATTTCATTCCTTGAGCAGATTTAGGAGTGTAGTAAGACTTAACCAATTCAGGATTAGAAGCAACTGCTGATGCTTCAGCTTGACTTAAATTATGTTGAGTCATTAATTGCTGAGTTATATCTTGCAATCGTTGTTGAGTAGAGCCAATTTGACTTGCTTCAGCAAAACTCTTTGATGCTGTTGCTCTTTCTTGTAGTTGCTTAGTCATTGATTCTTGCAATGTTTTTGCTCTATCAGCCAAAGATGTTGCTAATTGAATATCGCCAAATTGCGATGCCTTTTGAGCACCTTGCATGATTGAAGCAGGGTCATTCATGTCAATTTGACTAGCAATCTGATTGCGCTGTGAAATTAACTTTAACTGAGGGTCTTCTCCACCTAAAGCACGACCAATAGCACCACCAATCTGATTACCTGCAACACTTGCGGCTACACGTTGAGCAGTACCCCAAGGGGCTTGTTCCATTTGAACAGCCCTTTCATAAGCCTGTTGTTGCAAGGCTTGTTGGTATTGCTCAGGGGTTTGAAAAAGTCCACCAATATCTGTTGCCATGATTTACCCCTTAAAACAATGTTACTGGCATACCATCAGAAAACCCTGTGGTATCTCCATAAGAAAACGCATTTGTATTTTGAACATACGGAGGATTAAAGAAATTTCTTAATCCACTTTGGAACTGTTGATTTTGTCCTAAACTACTTAATCCTGATTGCAACAAAGATGATGGTGAGTTTCTAGCCGCTAACAAATTGCTTTGAGCCGCCGCTAATCCACCAGTCAACAATGATTGACCTGCATTAGCTCCATAAGCCGATGCTTGACCACCTAAACCAGCACCCAATGTCAATGGTTGTTGACCTAACTGTTCAATGCCTTGAGAAGCACCTAAATATCCTTGGAATGGAGCAAGAGCGCCAGTCTGACCAGTCTGATACTGACTCAATAAATTAGAGCCACTACCAAGCAAACCAATGCCGTAATTGACGTTCTGCTGACCAGCTTGTTGTGCATTAGCCGCCAACTGAGCATCCTGTTGAGCCTGTGCGTTGTAATAGGCTTCCATCTCAGGTGTAGTAGCACCCAAACCTGCCGCACCACTTGGGCGTGTACCTGTAGCGCCTACAGACAATCCACCACGACCTTGCTGGAATAACTGGTTCTGCAAGTTAGCCATGCTTCTTTCACGGCTAGGAGCAAGCAAATCCTGTTGTTGTTGCATATATTTAGCCGCAACTTCTTGAGGACTCTGAGCAAGGTACTGCTGACCCAAGCCAAACAAGCCTGTAGCCGCTTGAGACAATGGTTGATACTGTTGTTGCGCTCCCTCTGCTTGAGTTAAAGCATTGCCAGTTAAACCCATCAAACGATCTTGATAGGCTCTCATCTCAGGAGTTAAGTTGTATCCTGCACCCGTCAAATAACCTTCAGGAGACATTTGGAAGTTAGAAGAACCAAATCTTGTAGTTATACCTACAGGTCTAAACTTCTGCGCTTCAGCCGCCAATCTAGCCGCCGCCATTTGGTCACCAGCTTGATTAGAGTAGCCTTGTTCTGCTCCTCCACCAAATAAACCACCAATAATTGATGGCGCTACTGCGCTAATTATTGAACTAAACGGCATATTCTTCCCCTTTAATCAAAATCTCATCCACTTTAGATGGGTCTTTCTCATCTGTGGCATGAATACAAAACCAAACACAATCAGTAATCGCCTTAACGCCATGAATCAAACCAGCCTTAATCTCAAGGCAAGCAGGAGCATTAACAATGTCAATCTCGTCACCACGCAATACAGCAACCTTACCTTCAGCCAAGATAGACAAATGACTGAAGTTATGAGTGTGTTTAAGAATGGCAGTACCCGCAGGAAATCTAGCTTCCTTTGCATACAGTCCATCAGAAAAGTAATGTGTAATCATGTTTACTCGTATAAGATGTTGATTGAACCAGCGTCAAAGTTAGCTGTGCCACCCACAGTAGTAATTCGAACTCTATCTAAAGTACCGCTTAGAGTTTTACTGCCACCACCGCCATATCCAAATGCGCCAGCGGCAACTGTTCCACCCATACTAGATGCAACCCAATTATTAGAACCAACTAAGCACAAAGTCATTAATCCATTCCAAACATCTGTATTACCTTGACCATACGCAAAAGCAAATCCAGACGTTGCTGATGTTGATCCTGCCGAATTTGTTGACCCAAAATATCCAACAACAGAAACATAAGAAGCATTGTCAATACTTCCAGCACCTAATTGAACAAGTAAAGTTTGAGTTGCAGAGTTTTGAGATATACCATTAAACATCACAGTAATCCGCTTCACCCAAGAAGGGATACCTGTAAAGTCAAAATACTGTGGCGTTGTTGGCGGTGAAGTTTGAACAGTACCTGAGGTAATTGCTGTATTTAATTGCGGAACAATACCCCCTCCCATTCCTGCAATATTAGATGGTGATGTGGCATAAGCACCAGCAGTTGCTTCTGTTAACTCAACATACCCAACAATTCTAAATGGTACAGAAGTTCTAGCAGTAGTTGAATAAATTACAGTTCCACTATCTGCCGCACCAACTCCACCTTCAGCAGTTGTACTTATCAAAATACGTTCATCTAAAAATCCATAGGAATTTGAATTAACAACAGCTAATTCAATTGTTCCTGCATTGTCTATAGCCAATACAGCCAATTTAGCTAGTATCCCGCTTGTTGTACCAAGTGTAGAACCATTGGAAATAGTCAATGAAATGGCGGTAGTTACATTTCTTGTTGTTATTACACCTGAAGATGCCGTAGATGATCTAAAATCTAATGAACAAGGGCTTAAGCCTAATGTCAAAGCGTTTGAACCAACAGTAGCGGTTATTGTTGGAATCTGTTTGTAAGGTATTACTGAAGTTCCTTCATAAGAATATGACCAACTTGCGGCAGTTGTTCCAGTAATAAGAATACAAGTAAATTGTATAGTTGTATTGGCAGGAATAGTTGTAATCGTATTTGCGCCACTTGACTGAACAGTTAAAACTCCAGTTGAATTGTTAACAATTAAATAACTAAGTCCAAGTGCAAGTGTGCTTGTAACAGGCAAAACAATAGTTTGAGTTGTTGTACCAGTAAAAAATTGTTGATTGGTACTACTAACTGTAAGTGTTGTAGTTCCAGCCGCAGTTACTGTAGTTGTATAACCTAATTTTATGTTGTCAATTACAGGTAAAACAACATTGCTCAAAGTAGTTACGCCTGTGGCAGATAGTGTTGTGAATGCCCCTGTACTTGGAGTAGTTGCTCCAATAGTAGAACTATTAATAGTTGAAGTCGTTATTGTTGCACTTGTAATCGCACCTGAACTTGAATCTAGTTTTGTTGCAATAGCAGTTTGAATATTGTCAAACTCAGTGTTAAGTTCAGTACCTTTAACAATTTTTAAAGCATTGCCTGATGAAAGAGAATCTTTTGTGGCAAAGTTGGTTGATTTAGTGTAATCGGTCATGTTATTCCTTTAAGTCACTTTGCCATTTTTGGCTTGAATTTCAATCTTTTGAATAGACAGTGCAGAGCCATTTATATTTGTCTCATATCCAGTTTGAACAATTTTTCCTGAACCAGTTGCATTAACTCTTAAAGTCTGTAATGCAATGCCAGTAGAATACTCTGCAATTACAGTTGCATTTTCACCATATTCAGCAATGCCATAATAAGAAACGCCTTGTGTTGGAATTATTGAATTTTCAGAAAGATAGTTTGTTTTAAAATCAAATCCCCATTTAAAAGTCAATGTTTGGTTAGTTCCGCCAATAACAACAACAGATAAACGCTTTAAGATCGAAGTTATATTTTGATCTCCAAGATCAGCATGATTTGTGTAATACAACATACGATATGAACTAGAGTCATCTTGATATGTACTATACAAACCTATATAGCCATTCTTTCCAAGATACAAAGTACCATCACGGCGAGATAAAAATGCAGTTGGAGCTATAGAGTCCCAAGTTGTTACTCTAGCAGAACCATCAGGTAAATATGCTTTTGTATCAAAAC